AAGCATCCTATCTATCCTTATATCTGGCTTCTCTAACCTTGTAAGCCTTATTAACGGAGTAGTTAACGCCATCCAGAGCCTAGTTAACCTAGTTCGTAATAACCCACTCGTAAAGGGTATTGGTGGACTTATAGATAGCGTCTTCGGTGGCGGTCGAGCTTCAGGTGGCCCAGTCACTGCCGGCACTACTTACCTTGTAGGTGAGAAGGGGCCAGAACTCTTTACGCCTAATACCAGCGGAGCAATTATTCCTAACGGCGCTATGGGCGGTTCAGGTACGACTATTAACCTCACAGTTAACGGTGCAATAGATCCAGAAGGAACTGCTCGCACTATTATCGACGTACTTAACCGTTCAACCGCTCGCGGTACTCTAGGAGCAGGAGCGTTTAGCTACGCATGAGTAACTGGACTCCAGAGTGGGCTATAACCGTAAATGGCTATGGCGATTACACTAACCTAACTCTCGCTAACCTCACGATTTCTTCAGGTCGCACAGATATCTATAGTCAGCCACGCGCAGGCTATGCAAACCTTCAGATTCTTAACCTAAACCTAGAACCTATCGAGTTTGACGTAAATGACTCAATTACCATTAAGGTAAAGGACTCTACAGGTACTTACGTTAACGTATTCGGTGGAAATGTGACCGACCGCACAGTAGAGGTTATCTCTTCTGCACCAGGTCAGGTTAACGAGGTAATCACACTTACTGCCCTCGGTGCGCTTGCTAAATTGCCTAAAACTATTATCGACGGCACTCTGAGCAAGGACTTCGACGGAAACCAGATTTATTCAATTCTAAGCCAAACCCTATTTAACACATGGGCGGAAACTCCAGCTGCACTTACCTGGGCTTCTTATGATCCAACTACTACATGGGCTAATGCTGAAAACTCAGGACTAGGCTCTATCGACCAACCAGGAAACTATGAACTTACGGCTCGCTCTGCTGATACTATCGACGTTTATAGCCTTGTATCTGCTCTCGCTACCTCCGGCTTAGGCTACCTCTTCGAGGATGCTTCAGGCCGTATCGGCTATGCAGACTCGACTCATCGAAGCTCATACCTCGCAGATAATGGCTATGTAAACCTTTCTGGCAATACTGCGCTATCTAAGGGTATTAGAACTATTCGCCGTATTGGCGACCTTCGTAACCAGGTAACGATTAAATATAAGGCTAATGCAGAGGAAACTGCTACCGACCAAACTTCTATAGATGCTTATGGCCCTCAGGCTCAGATTATTACTACTAGCATCGAGAACCAGGCAGACGCTATCGACCAGGCAGAGTTTTATCTTGGTATCCGCGCCTACCCTCAGGATGTATTCGATTCGATTACCTTTTCGCTAGGAAACCCAGAAATTGACGACGCAGATCGTGACGCGCTGCTTAACGTGTTTATGGGCTTACCGGTAGATATTACCGACCTACCAGCAAATATGGTTAATGGTCGCTTTCAAGGATTCGTCGAGGGCTGGAAGTTCCAGGCTGGGTATAACCGTCTAGATATCACCCTTAACGTTTCTCCAACCGCGTTTAGCCTTCAGTCTATGAAGTGGAACGACGTAGGAGCAGCTGAAACCTGGAACACAATTAACACCAGTTTAGACTGGCTTAACGCTACAATAGTGGCCTAAAGGAGATATAAATGGCAACGACTACCAACTTCAACTGGGAAACCCCGGACGATACCGATCTGGTCAAAGATGGCGCAGCTGCGATTCGCACTGCCCTTAATGGCGTAGATGCTTCTTTCGTCGATTTAAAGGGCGGCACTACCGGCCAAGTTCTATCTAAGGCTTCAGGTACTGACCTAGACTTTACCTGGGTGGCTCAGGACGACTCTAACGCTATTCAGAACGCTATCGTAGACGCTAAAGGCGACCTAATCGCGGCAACTGCTGCGGATACTCCTGCTCGCTTGGCAGTGGGCTCTAATGGCCAAGTTCTTACTGCTGATTCAGCAGAAACGACTGGCTTAAAATGGGCTACTCCTTCAAGCGGTGGATTGACCCTAATTCAAGAAACAACTGCTAGCGCACTCAGCAGCCTTTCCTTCTCTTCTATTTCTGGGTCTTATAAGCAGTTGCTATTGGTATGGAGTGGTATTCGTCACTCTGCAACAGGAAGCCAGTTTGCTATTAGATTAAATAACAATTCTGGATCAGTTTATTTTCTAAACGGCTTCCAAGGTCAGGGCAGTTCCTTTAACGTAAATGGAACAAGCCAAACTCACCTTGGCGGAATCGGTATCGACGCTATCTATGGCTTCGGAGAATCTACAAATGAGCCAAGCGGATTCCAAACGGACTGCAATGGTCAGCTGCTTATTGACAACTATGCCTCCTCCACAAAAACAAAAAATGTAAAATGGAATACAGGATATTTCGACAACTCAGCAGGACGTTATAACAGCGTAAATAGCACGTCCATCTTTAATAGCACCTCGGCTATTACTTCGATTGATATCGTACGTTTGACAGGTTCGGCAACTTTTACAAATCAGAATAACTCATCTATTCGACTATACGGAGTGAACTAATGAAGCAAATTATTAACTGCGAAACAGGCGAAGTCACAGAGCGCAACTTTAATAAAGCAGAATTAGAGCAGGCTAAAATTGACGCTTTAGAAGTTGAAAGACTGAAAGCAGAAAGCGAAGCTAAGGCCGTTACTAAGGCTGCTTTATTGGAACGTCTAGGAATTACTGCAGAGGAAGCTGCTCTGCTACTAGGATGAAGCCTAAGCTATGCAAAGCAGGGCGACAACTAAGAGAACAAATCGACGATGCCTTCCCTGATAGAGATAGAACTTCGGATGGATGGATCGGGGATACACGCCACGCCGCGCGTCCTAGCGATCATAATCCCGATGCTAATGGATGGGTACGTGCCATTGACGTCGACCGTGACTTATCAGGCAAAGCAAAGCCGGACATTATGCCAGACCTGGCAGATCAGATTCGCCTCGCTGGAAAGTCTGGAGAGAAGCGTATTGCGTACGTTATCTTTGACGGCCGAATCGCGTCATCACGCCTTAACTGGCGCTGGCGGAAATACACAGGGAGCAATAAACATAACCATCACTGCCATATATCGTTCACTAAAAAAGGTGACGAAGATGGTAGCTACTTTAATATCCCTTTACTCGGAGGTAAATAATGGAAGCCGTAATCGTCGCTAGCCTAGGAATTATCGCTATTCCTGCAATTCGTGCCGCTATTAAGGCATACCGCGCTAAGAAGGCTATCGCTGACGTAGCCGTAGATGCTATCGAAGCAGCAGTAGACGCTATCGACAAGAAGAAGTGAGCCTGCAAGATTGGGCTGCGCTTGTAGCTGGAGTCACGACGGGGCTGGCTGGTGTAGCTGCTCTGCTGCGCTTCATAATTTTACATTACCTGAGCGAACTCAAACCGAACTCAGGTTCGAGCATTAAAGATCAAGTTAATCGTTTGGAGACACGCGTAGACAAAATCTACGAATTGCTGCTATCTAAGGGAGAATAATCTCATGGCAAGGAAACGACCAGTAATCGACCTCGATACTTACTCTGCTCTAGATGCTTATGCGATAGCGCTTAATGAGTATTACAAGTCATTGAAACGCGCTGGTTTTAGCGAGAAGCACTGCTTTTGGCTGATATCAGATCGTGAGTCGTTCCCGGATTGGATTATTCCTAATCTGCCTAATCGCATCGACAATATCCCTTACGAGGACGACGACGAGGACTAAATGAAAAAGATCGTAATTCTGAGTGACCTCCAGGTACCGTTTGAAGATACCCACGTTACACAGAACATAGCTCGATTCTTGAAAACCTTTAAGCCAGACCAGACAGTAACTATCGGCGACGAAATAGACTTCCAGACTATTAGCAAGTGGTCGGAAGGCACTCCTCTGGCCTATGAGCAAACCCTAGCTGCAGACCGCGATAGATGCGTAGACCTGCTCTGGGAGTTAGGCGTTACTGACTGCATCCGCTCTAACCATACTGACCGCCTTTACCATACGATCATGAAGAAGGTTCCTTCTTTCCTATCTTTGCCAGAACTGCGCTTCGAGAAGTTCATGCGGTTTGACGAGTTAGGCATTACCTTCCATAAGAACCCTTTAACCCTGGCTCCTAACTGGGTAGCCGTTCATGGCGACCATACTCCGATTAAGCCTCAGGGTGGTTTATCAGCCCTAGAAGCTGCTCGTAGGCATGGAAAAAACATAATCTCAGGACATACTCACAGGGCAGGCCGTAGTAGCTTTACAGAGGCCTCAGGAGGCCGTTTAGGGCGTATTCTGCATGGTGTCGAGGTAGGAAACCTCATGGACTTTAAGCAGGCCGCGTACACGAAAGGGACTGCAAACTGGCAGCAGGCGTTTGCCATTATGTACGTTAAAAATAAGAACGTCCAGGTAGATCTCATCTATATCGAAAAGGACGGTACTTTCACCGTACAGGGCAAGGTATATGGACGCAAACGCTGAGGGTATAGCTAGCCCGTATTTTGAGGATGAAGACGTATCTCAAATCGTTATCAAACCGTTATCAAAATATCGTGGAGTTCCGTCAAAGCTAGGGTAACGTTCTCCATGTCGAAATACGACACAAGGGAGAAGAAAATGACTATAGCTCAGATCTTATTCCTAGCCTTCTTTGGGTTAGGTTTTGCTATTGGCCGGTATTCCGGCTATCACGATGGTTACGTAAAGGGTCGTAAGGCCGTCCGAAAATATTACGAATCTCTACAGGTGGGGCGATGAACGCGCGTGACTACCTCAATGAAGCCAGGGCTATTATTCAAGACCGAGGCATGGACTATGGACACCCTACAGATAACATGTCCAGAACCGCATCCTTATGGAGCGCATACCTCGAAGTGCCTATCCGTCCAGACCAAGTGGCAATGTGTTTGGCACTGGTCAAAGTCGCAAGGTCAATGGAAACTCCAAAAGTGGATAACTTCATCGACGGAGCGGCCTATTTTGCAATCGCAGGACAACTAGCTACAGAGGAGAATACGCTTTATGTTTAAATGGGATGAATTAGATGACCTAAAGAAGCACTCGCTAGACGACGCGGATAATTCTTCAAATACTATAGAAGGTCGCAATTTAGCGGCTTTACTTGTAACTATTTATCAGAACGAGCAGATTTTGCGTGAGCTTAAATCTATCGGGTGGAAGCTGAAGGAGATTAACGATCGTGGCGTTCTTTAATCTAGAAGACTACGAGACCGTAGAAGAGCGGCTCATTAAATATTGGAAGGATAACCCAGATGGAAGAATTAGCACAAAACTCATCGAGTATTCGCCTAGTCGGTTTATTGTTGCCGCTTCTATCTTTCGAGCTGGAGGAGATGCAGAACCTTGGGCTACAGGACTCGCGGAGGAAACTGTTCAAGGGCGTGGGGTTAATGCAACGTCTGCGTTGGAGAATTGTGAGACTAGCGCTATTGGTCGTGCTCTTGCTAATGCAGGGTATGCGACTAAAGGCAAGAGGGCTAGCCGAGAAGAGATGAGCAAGGTAAAGGCTAAGGCTGATACCGAGCAGGTCATTCAAGATGCTAAGGCTAAGATGGCTAACACCGCTAAGGAATACGTCCCAGTATCTAAAGAAGATGATCCATGGACTATCCGAGAAGCTGCCCCAGCTACAACAGTTGACGAGGCAGTAGCAATCGTTAAGGACATCATCGGAGGGCAGACTAAGCAAGATATACCTAACTGCACCAAGTGCGATCAGCCTAAGCCTATGAGCTGGAAGACTGGCGTATCAGGTAAGACCAAGAAGCCTTGGGGTAACTTCTCTTGCTTTGCTTGTAAAGATGTCCTTTGGTATGAGATAAGCCCTTCAGGGGCATGGCAGCCTCAGAAGAATAAGTGGTGATGATATGACTCACAATGAATTGCTTGCAAGAGTCAATAAATTAGAAGACTCTTACGATACAGAGGGTTACGCTTGGGGCGCGCTCAAGGCAGTACTAGAGTTGCATAAGCCAATGGAAGAAGATTGTGAATGCAACAGAGAACATATTCCTATTTGTGAAGAGTGTGTTGATGATTACCCTTGCTTAACTATTCAGGCTATTGACAAGGAGCTCATCTAATGGGATCTCTAGAGTTCATGAACCAAGATGGCGAATGGGAGAAGTTTCCCACCGATGAGGAGATGCAGGTACTAGCCGAGCTTATGGCAGCCCCACCTCATCCGCCAGTCAGACCAGACATAACTACAGTCTGCCACCTATGCAACGAGCCCTTCCCTATGGAGGAGATTGTCATCAGAGGTGGTAATCCAGTGGCAGGGTATACCTGGAGTTGCCCTAAATGCCACGCAGTAACTAGCACTGGGAAGGCGTAAAATGGTAGACACTAGAACTCCTTGCTTTGTGTGTGGTTTCGATATGTTTTGGCTTCATACTAAGGAATATGAAACTCAGACCCGCTACGAGCTTGAGTGTGTAAGATGCCAAGAAACTAGAATAATTGGGACGGTATAACCAGACTATGCCATCTCAACACCGCAAACACAGAGGTTTTAAGACCGAACGGGTAGTAGCTGAATATCTCAGTCAATACTGGCCTGGAGCCACTGTAGGGCGCGGCAACGGTAAAGATATAGTGAATATCCCTATAGACATAGAAGTAAAGGCCAGGAGCGCCTTTAATCCGTTGGAGTGGTTGCGCCAGGGTCGTAAGCGTACGGAGAAGACCCGGGAGTTATCTCTGGTTGTATGCCGCATGAACGGGCAAGGGGAAGATGCCGGAGGATATCTTGCTTTTATGCAGTTCAGCGACCTGGTGCAATTACTAATAAAGGCCGGCTACACAGATTTCCAGCAAGATTCGGTAAACTTAGAGCCTACTTACTGCACCTGCGGTAATACGATCATGAAGGGCTCACCATGCCATATCTGCGAGAAGCTCGCTAATGCCAAGCTATGAGTTTCAGTGCGTTAACCAGGCTTGCGAGGCTAACGTCCATATAGACCGACCAATTAAGAGAACCGACAAGCAAGAGCTAGAGTGTCCGTTCTGCCATGACTACATGAGCTTGATTTACGCTAATGCCGAAGTATGATTTTAAGTGTCCTGAGTGCCTTCGGATGGAAGAAGTTAAGGCCTCCTTTACAGAAGAACTAATCGCGCCAGTATGCTGCGATCTATCTATGAAAAGAGATTACTCCAATGATTCAACAGGATTTATTCCTATCTCAGGTATGTACGCAAGAGATAGTCGCTGAGTGCACCTTCTGCTCTAATACTTCTATTCCAGAATTCGATATCGACTATCCTCGAAGCGGTTTAGTGCGTCACTGCCGTAGCTGCTATGTGGAGTATGGCCATGCTGACTAATTCGACACGCGGTCTGACCAGCACTTTTACCGAAACGCTTGACACCTCTGGTACTCTATCGGCTAGAGCCCATCAGGGGCTCAGAGCGAGCCGCTTACGCGGTGTAGCTCGCTCGGTAGCCTTCGTTATTGGGATATCTCTATCTATACCTATGCAGGCAGTAGATGCAGGCTCAATAGATGACATAGATCCTAAGACTTATATAAGACTTAATTACGTTAAATCAGAAGCATTATGTTTAATAAAGCTATATGGAAAAGAATCAGCCTTTAATCCAAAAGCCATAGGTAATGAAGATGGTATTAAGAAAGCCTATGGAATACCTCAGCTAAAGAACCCAATCATTAAGGACTTATCAGCTAATAAGCAGATAGACTATGGTATGAAGTATATAGATCATAGATACGATGGTAAGCCTTGCCTAGCATGGGCTCATAGCAAGAGGAAGGGATGGTACTAATGGCTAAGCAGTCAGCTCTAAGAGCTACTGGTTCTACTACTCAATGGCGCAAGCTAAGAGAGATAGTCATTAGAAGAGATGCCGGGATATGCCAGAGATGTGGGCAAGAAGGAAGCCATGTAGATCATGTGATACCTAGGAAGTTAGGAGGAGATGACTCTCTTAATAATCTTCAGCTTCTCTGCAGAAATTGTAATTTACAGAAGGGGGCTAGGTTTTTTGATACGCCTAAAACACCCATGACCCCCCCTGGTTCTTTTACCCCTAGAAACGGCTCTATAAGCCACTATAGCCTCGAAGACGACTAGATATGACTACTTCAGCCTCAAACGGCCTTAAAACGCCTCCAGTGACCTTACAGGGGGTTGTGGAGCCTCGTATATGGACTCAGAGCCCAGATTTACCCTCTTACGGCATAGATTTCATCGAGTTTTGCGAGTCAATCGGGTTTAAATTGCTCCCTTGGCAAGAGTTTCTAGCTCACGAAATCTGCAAGGTGGACGAGAACGATCGCTGGTGGTTTAAGGAAGTAGGCGTCATTATCAGCCGTCAGAACGGTAAATCTACCTTTATGCAGCTCATGATTCTATGGCGCATGTTCGGTTTAAACCAGAAACTCCAGGTGCATACCGCCCATAAGCTCACTACTTCTAGCGAAATCTTCTGGAAGATAGACGATGTAATCCAGAGTCACGCAGCTTTAATAGATCGCTTCGGAAAGAAGTACGAAACTAAAGGCTCCCAGGAGATTAGGCTCAACACTGGCGAGCGTTACCTGGTTCGAGCCAATAACTCAGCCTCTCGCGGTATCGCAGCGCCCGACACTATCTACATGGATGAGGTTCGCGAATATCATGACGACGAAATCTGGGCATCACTTCGATTTACTCAGATGGCTACGCCTAATCCTCAGGCGCTTATCTTTTCAAACGCAGGCGATCAGCACTCAGTAGTTCTCAATCGCCTAAGAGAACGAGGCCTCGCAGCTGCTGCAGGTTCGGACGACCGTATTGGCTGGTTCGAGTGGAGCGCGGAGCCTGGGTGTGAAATCGACGACCCAGTAGCCTGGGCTCAGGCTAATCCGTCGCTGGGTCACACTATTTCGGTCGACAATTTAAAGGCCGCTATGTCCGACGATGAAACTATCATCCGTACTGAACTTCTATGCCAGTGGGTATCGGTAGTTAACCCAGCAATTAAGGAAAGTAGCTGGAAGTCAGCGGCTAACCCTAAACTGAAGTTAGCACTAGACAAAACTACGTGGATGGCTATCGACCTTTCACCAGATCGCAGACAAGCTGCACTAATCGCCGGCCAACAAGATGGAGATGAAATAAATGTCGTACTTCTCGAAACCTGGGATAACCCAGAAAACCTCGACGCTAAACATATCGCTAACGGAATCGCTACCTGGTTCCGAAAGTTCCCTACGCAGACAGTTGCCTATTCTCGGCAAACCGCTGGGGCAGTTGCAGCGCTACTATCGCCGGCAGGTATTCCTACTACGCCTATCGACGGCGTCGTCTATGGTCAAGCTTGCGACGAAATGCTTTCCGCAATCAGTTCCGGACGACTTCACCATGCCGACCAGCCAGAAATGAATAAGCAGGTACTCTCTGCCGTTAAGTTACCTTTCAAGGACGGCGGATGGTATCTAGGTCGTAAAGTTTCTAATGCCACGATCTGCGCGGCCGTCGGACTCGCTATGGTTTGCCACTTTGCAACACGCCAGGAACCAGATGTAGATATTTATGCAGGGTGACGTAGATTACTGTATAATTCTCCGATAATGGGAATCTTAGATATCTTTAAAGCATCCGCTCCAGCTCCTACAGTCGATGTAGCTGCAGGACTCGGAACCTTCGACATTTATGGCGCTGGTATGGTTTACGGTGCGACGGCTATCGCCAATCCACAAGAGGCTATGTCCGTTCCTTCAGTCGCTCGCGCTAAGGGCATTATCTGCTCTACAGTCGCGTCACTTCCTAAAGAACTTTACGTAAAGAACACAGGCCAACACTTAGAGCCTAACCGCTGCATTAACCAACCAGATCAGAGAGTGCCAGGAGCAGTAACTTATTCATGGCTTGCTTTCGATATCTGGTCACGTGGCGCTGGCTACGGCATGATTAACTCACTTTATGCAGATGGCCGTATTCAGGACTGGTCATATATTGCTTATGCTCGTGTAACACCAGAATATAATAATAACTTTACAGAGATTATCGGCTACATGGTCGACGGTCAAAAGGTTCCACTCTCAGGAGTCGGTTCTATCATTTACTTCCCAGGACTCGATGAAGGTTTCTTTAATCGCGCAGGTCGCACAGTTCGAGCCGCTATCTGGCTAGAGCGCGCAGCTGAAAACTATGCAAAGAACCCAGTTCCATCTATGGCGCTAAAGTCGACTGGTGCGATGCTTACAGGAGAGCGTATTCGCGCACTCGTTAACGCATTTACAAAGTCACGTCAAGAGAATACAACTGCTTTCCTTAACGCAGATGTAGATCTACAGATTCTCGGCATCGACCCAGAGCGCTTGCAGCTCACGCAGGCTCGTCAGTACGTGGCACTAGAATTAGCCCGCGCTGCAGGAATCCCTGCTTACTTCCTTTCAGCTGAAACTACTTCGATGACTTATTCAAACTCAATCGGAGAGCGTAAGGCACTCGTAGACTTCTCGCTCCGCCCGGTTCTTATTGCAATCGAGCAGCGCCTAAGCCAGGTCGACTTCGTACCGGCAGGAACAGTAGTTCGCCATGATCTAGACGACTTCCTTCGTGGCGACCCTCTACAACGTGCGCAGGTTTACGAGATTCTTAACCGTATTGGCGCTATGTCGGTAGAACAAATCCAGGAAGAAGAGGATCTAATCAACAATGGAAATTAACTTCTCTATGAACGTCGTAGCGGCTAATACTGCTACACGTGAAATCACAGGGCGCGTAGTTACATGGGGCGAGCAGGGCTTTACTTCTGCTGGCGCTACTATTTTCGAGCCACGTTCTATCGAGTTTGGTAAGAAGACGAAGCTCCTTCTAGAGCATGAGCGTACTCGTCCAATCGGAACTCTAAAGAGCTACGAAATTACAGACCAGGGCGTAGACGCTACTTTTCACGTCGCTAAGACAAGCGCTGGCGAAGATGCACTCGTAGAAGCATCTACAGGCCTCCGCGATGGCTTCTCAGTAGGCGTTAAGGTCGACGCGTGGGATAACAAAGATGGCGTAATGGTCATTAAGGCTGCGAAGCTCGTCGAGGTCAGCCTCGTCACAGATCCAGCAATCGACTCAGCTCGCGTTTCAAACGTAGCAGCTTCAGAGTCAACAGAACAGGTTTCTGAGTCAACCGATTCAGAGAATAACAATAACGAAGGAGAACCAGTGTCCGACACTACCGTTCCAGCTCCTGCCGTCGTAACTGAAGCGGTAGAAGCAGCAGCAACACCTGCACCAGTGCAGGCTGCACAGTCAGCACCATCATACACAACTGCTCCACGTATCGACCTTAACGTAACTGCAGGTCAGTTTGCTAAGGCTCAGCTCGCAGCTTCACGCGGCGATGCAGATGCACGTGATCTAGTTGCAGCTCTCTCAGTCGCAACAGTGGCAGAGAACACAGGTATGGTTCCACCTACATACCTCCGCGATGTAATCGGAATTATCGACGCATCACGTCCATTTATTGACTCAATCGAGCGCGCAGCTCTTCCAGCTTCAGGCATGAAGATTTTCACACCTAAGCTTGGCGCACAGGCAATCGTCGGCGTAACTGCTGAAGGTGCAGAGTTCGCATCACAAGATACTGCAGTAACCTTCCAGGAAGATTCTGTAGTCAAGTTCGCGGGCGCTGGCGTCCTCGATGTAGAGCTCGTAGACCGCTCAGACCCTAGCTTCTTGGATCTCTATATCCGTGAGCTCGCTGCATCTTATGCTCAGAAGACAGATGCTTATGCTGCACAAATCGCTGCACAGAACGCTACACAGTCTTCTTCATCAACAATCTACAAGGCTATCGCTCTTGGTATTGCTGATTCTTTCGGCGTAATGCGCATGACTCCAAACCGTTTGCTCGTCGCTAACACAGGCGGAGAAGACGGAATCGACTTCGCTGGACTTCTCGGCGCAGTAGACTCAACAGGTCGCCCACTCTATGCAGCAGCAGCTCCACAGAACGCTAACGGCCTTGTCGCTCAGGGTTCAACTTCAGGTACAGTCGCAGGACTTAACCTCGTCGTAGATCCTAACTACACAGGTGACGATGCAAACGCAAAGCATGCACTCGTTTACCCATCAAACGCGATGCGATTCCACGAGAGCGGCCAAATCCAGCTCCGCGCGAATATCGTCGCAAACGGTCAGCTCGAAATCGGCCTCTACGGCTATGCAGCAGTAGTTAACCGCTACCCAGCAGCGTTCCGTAAGCTCAACGTAGCTTAACCCCTTAATCGTGGGGGGCGGCTGCTCCCGGTCGCTCCCCACCCATCATAGAAAGCAGAAGAAATGCCATCCATCATTACTGTCGCCCAGTTGCGATCTGTCCTCGGTGTTTCTTCTGCTCTCTACGATGACGCTTACCTAGCGGATATTATCGACACTTCAGAGCAGGTAATCCTTCCGCTGCTTCAGACTTACTCTTCCCCTATTTCAAAGGTATCGCTGACTGATAATGTCGCTACCTTTACTACTACTCTTATCCATGAGTTTACAGAAGGCCAGAGCGTAGTTATTACTGGATGCGGTTCACCGTTCAATGGAACCCACACAGTAAACGCCGGCATTACTGAATATACCTTTACTGCAGATATTACTAATGCAGATATCCTAGAAAAGAACGTAATCCCAGCAGGTACGGCTACGCTATCCGGAGCTTCTACTTATGTAGGAGTATCAGCGGTCGAGTCTGCAGTCCTCGTAGTTTCCGTCGAGGTGTTTCAATCACGCACCGCTCCAGGTGGACAAATTGAAGGCGTGGACTTCGCTCCTAGCCCATACCGTATGGGTCGAAGCCTATATAACCGCGTAGCAGGCCTTCTAGGCGCTTACGTAGATGTAGAGAGCATCGCACAGTGACCGCTTCTACGATCTTATCTGCAGTCCGTACTCCACTAGCTAATGCCCTTGCTGGAGTCACTGCTAACGTCTTTTCCTACGTTCCAGAGAGCGTTCCAGTACCAGCGGTTATGGTAGTTCCCGATTCTCCGTACATGGAGTTCGAGACAATCGGTAAGGATACTTTCAGAGCAAAGTTGAACTTCAGCATTACATGCGCAGTTGCATACAATAGCAACCCAGCTAGCCAGGACAACCTAGAGCAGCTAATCACAAGTGTTGTAACCCGTATCCCAGCAGGCTATGAGGTTTCAACGGTCGAAAGGCCAACAGTTACACAAGTAGGCGCTAGCACACTGCTGGTCGCAGATATTCGCGTGAACGTTCGTTACACGCAAACAAACTAAGGAGAACCCAAAATGGCAACAACCGTTATTACGGGGCGCGACCTAACCCTAACCATCGCTACCACTTCATACGATGCACAGGCTACTAGCGTCACACTTACTAACACACCTACCATCGACGTCTTCCAGACACTCGACGGCAAGGCTTACAAGCACACAGACGATCAGTGGGAACTCGCTATCGAGCTTCTTGCCGACTGGGGCGCTTCAGGCTCACTCTTTGAGGCTATGTGGACTGCTGCAGAATCTGCACCAAACACTACTCTCGCAGTATCACTAACTGCAGTTACAGGCGCAGTATTTACCTGCAACGTATTGCCAGTCTTCCCATCAGTAGGCGGAGCAGCACCATCAGCTCAGACCGACTCATGGACTCTTACAGTCGTAGGCACACCAGCTGAAACCTTCAGCGCCTAATAACTAAGAACGGGAGCAAACAATGAAAAAAGAAATCACAATTAAATACGTATCTGGGGATGAGGCTACTTATGTGGCCTATCCGCCAGACTTCGCTAAGTGGGAAATGGCAACTAAAAAGGATATCTCCCAGTTCGCTGGGATGTGGGATATTCTCTTCGTAGCGCATAGTGCGATGAAGCGTGAAGCCGCCGGAAAGCCAGTTAAAACGCTGGAAATCTGGATGGAGTCAGTAGTCGATATTGAAGTAGGCACTGATACCCCAAAAGCCACAAGCGCGGAAGCGTAAGCCGCTTACTGGTAGAACTGGCAATAGCCACGCAGATACCAATGAGTGAGTGGAAGACCGCAGAAGACATATTAACGGCTATAGAGATATTGGAGGCTCGTAATGGCAAGTGAAGGAATCACCTACGATAAGGGTGATCTCCGAGCCATTATTAGCGCCTTTAAGGCTATGGACGACGCGGCGGTGGAGGAGGCCAAAAAGGAATCCTCCGCCCTCGCGGAATATGCAGCAGGTGAGATTAAGCAAGCCGCTAGAAACCGAGTCGTTTCTGGAACTGCCGCGCAGAGAATTGCAGACGGCGTTAAGGTAAGCAAGACCTCAAAGGTGGGCGAGTTCTCTTACGGATTCGCTCGTCAGAAGTTTTCAGGCGGAGGTTCTACTTTAGATCTCTTGTACGGTATGGAGTTCGGCTCTAATCGCTACAAGCAGTTCCCTAATAGAACACCAGTAAAGGGCAGAGGAAATGCTGGCTATTTCATCTATCCAACCCTTCGCCGTATTCAGCCAGAACTTATCCAAAAGTGGGAAGCCGCTTTTGACCGTATCTTGAAGGAGTGGGACTAATGGCAGGCAATAGAACGCTGAAGTTATCCATCCTTGCAGATGTAGACGATCTAAAGAAGAAGCTCGGTACTGCCGATAATGAGGTACAGGGCTTCGGAGATAAACTAGGCAAGTTCGGTAAAGTCGCAGGAGCAGCCTTCGCAGCTGCAGGAGCGGCAGCCGTCGCCTATGCTGGCAAGTTAGCCATAGATGGCGTTAAGTCTGCTATCGAGGATGAAGCGGCTCAGCTACGCCTTGCTACTGCCCTAAAGAACGTCACTGGCGCTACAGATGCCCAGATAGGCGCTACAGAAGATTACATAACTAAAACCACTCTCGCTACTGGCGTAACCGACGATGAACTTCGTCCATCTCTTCAGCGCCTCGTAACTGCGACTAAGGATGTAGCAGAAGCCCAGAAACTCCAGGGTATTGCTCTGGATATCTCCGCTGGTTCAGGCAAGTCACTCGAAGCCGTTTCTAACGCCTTGGCAAAGGCTCAGGAGGGTAATACTGCAAGCCTTGTAAAGCTCGGTATCGGACTTTCTGCAGCTGAACTTAAAACTATGTCGATGGAGCAGATCACTGCTAAATTGGCTGAAACTTTTGGAGGGCAAGCTGCGACCCAGGCAGATACTTTCCAGGGCAAGATGCAGCGCCTTCAGGTGGCCTTCGACGAGGGTAAGGAAACCGTAGGAGCCTTTATCCTCGATGCGATTACTCCACTCGTATCAGGACTCGTTAATGACGTTATCCCTAGAATCTCAGAGTTTGCCGACGAACTAGGCGAGAACCTAAAGCCAGTCATGGATGACGTTTCAGTATTCGTTACAGAAACCCTCGTACCTGCGTTTAAGCAAATGTGGACTTTTCTTAATGAGTTTATTATCCCTACCCTTAAAACTATTCTGGTTCCAGTCGTCACTGCACTATTTAAAGCCTTCGACCAAGTGGCTACTACGATCAAAGATAACGAAGAGAAGCTAAAGCCTCTCCTAACCCTTTTCAAGGCCGTAGCGACCTTTAGCCGTGACGTCCTAGCCCCAGTTCTAGGAACAGCCCTAGCGACCTCTCTAAAGGCCGTAGGAAGCATCCTATCTATCCTTATATCTGGCTTCTCTAACCTTGTAAGCCTTATTAACGGAGTAGTTAACGCCATCCAGAGCCTAGTTAACCTAGTTCGTAATAACCCACTCGTAAAGGGTATTGGTGGA